AGCCTCTATGATACCTATTTCTGATCAGGTATCTCGGCTCATCAGAGGCCACCCAGCGCTTTCTGGTGCATTCTCCGCAAATTCAAAGGAGATTGCTCGTCGACTCTCTAAGCTCCATAAAGAGGGTTTCCTGTGTGAATCTGACCTATCCGCAGCAACTGACAACATAAATCAAGACTATGCAAGACATGTTGTCAAAGTATTATCAAAGTTGCTGGGATGGAAGGACATTCAACTCCAAATTGCCCTTGAGTCAGTCTCATCACTTCACATGGAAACCCCTATGGGGTCGTTTGAATCACTCCGTGGAACACAACAAGGCTTTCCTCTTTCATTCTCGATCTTGTGTATACTACACCTCTTTGCGTGCGAGAGGGCTATTCAAAACAGGGAAGGGCTGCGAAACTATGTCATCTTTGGTGATGACTTTCTAGCGCACTGGCCCAGACCTGTATTCGAATCTTATTTAGTCCACCTACAAGAGCTCGGTTTTAAACTCAATAAATTAAAATCACATATATCTCGCTCTTGCGGTACCTTCTGTGGGGAACTATACCTACTAAAACATAGGTGTAAACTTGTTCCCCGTAAGGAATACCCGGTGGTACTAGGAGAGTATATCTTCAAGAAAGTTTATAAACCAAACTCCCTAGCTAAGAAATTCGAATATGCCCATATCACGCATAAGCCACGCCCATTCCTCTCGGCTGTATTTCTGATTCCGGGAGGTCAAACTCATGGTAAAGATAGAGTCAAGGACCTACCCACGTCCTTCAAAATCGGGCCAGTATTGACCCATGAATGTAATAATTGTAAGGACTCTATCATTAGGAATCGGATTATTCAGTCTTCTTATGAATATCATTATAAAGGTATCAGAATTCTTAAAAGAAGACAGATTCCCGTGGCTTTTCCTCGTAGTTTAGGTGGTGCTGGATTCCCAGGGAGGTGCAAGGCCCCAAAGAAACTTAGACAGTGGGGGACCGTATTACTCCGGCAGTATAATAATTATACCCATGCACTTCCAAAGCTTTACAAACATCAAGGGGATGGACTAAAACAAATCCTCCCATCCGGGGCACATCAAACACCGCCAAGCGGATTTATATCGATGATCCCGGATGAGAAGAAATATGTTCCTGTCCCTCCGCAAGATAAGCCATTTTCCCAATTAAATGAATACAATCCAAGCATCAAACAAATGATGCAGAGAAAATGGCAGAAAGCTATTAATACATGGGAAACCAGTCTTGCTACCCTCTCAAGCCTCAAGAACAAATGGAATCTAAAAGTAAATAAACATGAGGACAAGGAGGTCGCTGCTGTACACGATGAAATTATTAAATTACCTCTTGATCGATTTGGTGTACGAAGACATGACCTATTACAAGATTTGACCGGAAATGTATTATACCGTCTAAAGGTCACGTCTCCGGAACTCGATTTCGACGCCAGAAAATATATTAAATCAGCTTCACGTCGATTAAACGAGATCCAGCAGCTAAATAAAAGAAAATTCTACATCCCTGTTGGACTTCGACCTTCTTCAAGCAGCAGCTTAAAGATTCTTGATAAATTATCAGATGATACTTGCGTATCACCCCTAGCTGCTCAAGAGCTTCGAAGAAAGGTCCAACTACGTCCTGTCTCCGCCGATGGAACTTTATACCGAATTACAAATGGTCGGAGCAGAATGATGGGGCGTCATGTGTTTCTACCAGTATCGAATTACTGGAAAAGAAATGCATATAAATCGCTCACACGACGTAACACTAGGCTCATCCCAGTGTCGAAGAAGAGCACCTCGCAAGGTTAACT